GCTCTTGCGCTTTGTGGGTCCGTTGTGTCAGCACGCAAACGCGCCGCGTCCTCAAGTTTTATTTGAATTAAGTTTTGAACATCGCCGGGCAAATTAGCCAAACTTTGCTCATTGATTGAATATAAAGGCTGTGCTTCTGGCGCAGCAGCAGCAGCCGGTACAGCAGCCGGCGCAGCAGCCTCCGCCGGCTTTGCGCCCGTCAATTGAGCAAAAGCCCTTTGTTGACGATCGATCTTATCGATTTCCGCTTGACTTTTTGCAGCTTGCGCCCGAGACGCGCCTGCCGCCGCCAGACTTTGAGTCGTCTGCGCCTGCTTGTACTCCAGATCGCGGGCGACGTTAGCCAACTGTAGCGCGCCGACCGTGTCCCCCACACGCGCTAACAGGCGTTGGCCTTCCATGATCGACGCGGGGTTGTTGTAATCAATCTGCCGTGCGATAGCGTTCCTCTGGCTGATCAACTGCAACTGCGGGTCTTGAGCACCCAAGGCACCGCCCAGAGCGCCAGCAAGGCCATAAGCACCACGACTGATGGCGTAGTTGGCTTGTTGAAAAGGCGTCAACTGCGCGTATTGCAGCGCCCGCTCATCAGCCTGCGCCATTTGACGCTGCTGGTACATTTCCGGCGTGACGCCGAATAGAGATGCAACGATGTCTGTAGCCATGATTAGCCCTCAATACTATTTTTCACAATATCAAAGCTCAAAGATGCGGTTACTTATTGTTGGCACGCGCCCACCACCGCCATATCCGTACACATTTTCAGAGCCGTATTGACGGATGGCTTCTGTTGCATTTATATAAGGCTGTCGGTACGCCTCAATTCCTCTACGCACGTCGGGGTTCTGCGATGCGCCCACTAGAAAAGAGGCAAAGGGGTTGTACGCATTGGCCGCAGCCATAGCACGCGCCGACTCAAGTCCACCAGTAAGTAGCGCCTGTGCAGATCCGCGGTTTCTGCCTTGAGCACCAATCTCCTGGCCAAGAGCCAACGGCTGCTGTCCAAGAGACTCAAGCCCCTTCGCGCCGCCAAGATAAGCCTCGTAAGGCGCCAAAGCGCCTACCTGGCCTGAATAGCCACGGCCAATTAGACCCGCCCCAACGTCAAACAGACCAGCGCCAAATTTAGTCTGCTCCATGCCCGCTTGTTGAGCACGGGCAGCCAACTCAGCGTCTTGTTGAGCAATAGCGTTGTAGTACGCCTCCATCTCAGGCGACGCCGCCCCAAGGCCCGCCGCGCCACTAGGACGCTCACCAGTGGCACCAACAGCAAGACCACCACGACCTGTTTGAAAAAGACGATTTTGCAGTCCGGCAAACTGGCGCTCACGGCTGGGGGCCAGCAAGTCCTGCTGCCGAGCCATGTACTGCTGCGCGGCCTGCTCGGGCGATTGAGCAAGATACTGCTGGCCCAAGCCAAACAAATTTTGCCCCGCGCCGAACAAGGGCTGGAACATCTCTTGACCAGCTTCGGCTTGCGTCAGCCCCATGCCTGTTAAGGCCATCAGACGATCCTGATAAGCCTTTAACTCCGGGGACAATTCATATCCTGCGCCTGTAACGCGGCCTTCAGGACTGGTAGTGAACTGCGACGACCCAAAGCGCGTTGTAACGCCTACTGGCCGAAACCGCTCCTCTTCAGCAGCAATACGCGCCGCCTCAATCGTAGCGCGGGATTGTGCTTCAGCAGCGCGGCGAGCAGAACTGCCACCCATCAGGCCACCAAGCAACGACGCGCCGCCCCCAATAAGTGCTGCGGTTATAGGCATATCAAACCCCCATCAAAACATTATCCACTTTCGACGGGTCTTTCTCGTCGGTAGCGTGGATACAAAACCAAACACAATCGTCTATGGCCTTGACGCCGTGCGTCAGGCCAGCCTTAATCTCTATGCACGCCGGGGCGCTGATGATCTCGATCTCTTCGCCCATCAGCACCGCCACCTTGCCTTTGGCCAAAATCGACAGGTGGCTAAAGTCGTGCGTGTGCTTCAGGATGGCTACGCCAGCAGGGACTTTCATCTCCTTGGCGTATAGGCCGTCGCTGAAGTGGTGGGTGATCATCACTCGTATAGGATGTTGACGGAACCTGCGTCAAAGGTGTCAGTGCCATTGACTGTAGTAATACGCACGCGATCTAGGGCGCTGGATAGCGTTACGTTTCCTGAATGAATAGCGCCATACGGGCCTCCAGAAGAATAGGCGTTGCCACTAAACACCCAAGTGTTTCCCGTCAATAGCAAAAGTGTAATCGCACCATTTGTAATTGATGCAGAACTATTAGAGATAATACGCAAACCGCTTGAACTAGTGACTACGTCAGTATTATTGGCGTTGCCCATAAAAAAGGTCTGTGTTGAGTACCCTGTAGTTGTTACAGAACCAGACCCCATCTGAATCAATAGATTGGAAGAGCCATTTGTGCTTACGCCGTTGAACATTACTGTAATTCGTTTAACCCAAGATGGGACGCCGGTGAAATCTACGCTAGTGCCTGAAGTTGTCGCTTGTGCGGTGCCAGACGTAATGACGCTGACGCCCATCACCAAACCAGACCCCAGCGTCTTGTTGGTCAAGGACTGAGTGTCCGTTGTTCCTACAACGTCGCCAGTGGGCGCGGTCTTGGCAGCAAATCCGGTTAAATTGGAACTATAAGCCTGCACATCCGTGCCGATAGCCAACCCCAGACTGGTACGCGCATTGGCCGCCGAAGAAGCGTTCGTGCCGCCGTTTGCAATCGGCAAAACCCCAGTAACGCCAGTCGTCATCGGCAGACCAGTGCAATTGGTCAGCACACCAGATGTAGGTGTCCCAAGCGCTGGTGTGACCAATGTGGGCGAAGTGATCGTGGGAGACGTGGTGTCGGCCTTGGTTGCCACCGCAATTGCGATGTTGGCGAACTCGGTGTTGATCTCCGTGCCCTTGACGATCTTAAGCGGATCGCCAGATGGCAGCGCGTCTTTGGTGGCGAAATTAGTGCTCTGAACGTAGTTGCTCATGTCATCTTCCCATCTTTCGATTGGATTTCAATACGCTGGATCGACAGCGCCGCGCCGTTGATGTTGGACTCATAGCCAGTCTGGACGATTTTACCGCTGCCGCTGGCCGAAACAGAAAGCGTTTGCAATGCAACGCCGTCAGAATATTCGGCAATGTTGTACTCAGCTATGCCATACTCATATACGCCCTGAGAAGGTATCAGCGCATTGTCCGACTGATAGTTGGTACTGAAGTCAAAGCCCCACTTCATCGTGACGTACTGGTTCGTGCCGCCAATGACGACCACCTTCAAGCGCTTGAGGATGGACGTGACGTTGGCGTTGCCCAGATCGGCATGGTTCGTGTAGTACATGAACCGATACGCCGTCGTGTGGTCTTGATAGGTGCCGTACTTGCCGATGTAGCCATTCTTGCCAATGAGTACGTCGCCGTTACGCCGGGACAACAACGCTGTCGGTTCGATGGAGTCCCACTTGGTGACGCGAAACGCGCCGTCTTGCAACTGGCCGCGTGTGTCAAAACAGTAGACTTCTTTGGTGGTTGGAAGCGTCAGAAGGTAAAAGGCTTCCTTCTCGGAATAGACCGACTTAATGTTGGCCAGCGTTTCGCTGCCCACGATGTCCATCAGATCGTTCCGCACGTTTTTAGACAAGTCACCAAGCGGTGCTGACTTTTCAACAATCGTCCGAGCAAACGACCTGACGCCAGAGTTCGACAGGAACAGCACATCCTTGCCCGTGGTCTGAATTGAATCACGCGCCAGACAGCCAATGCCACCCACCGTGTCACTCAACTGCATTGTCGATGGCGTAGTGGCGTCCTGATAAACAAGAATCTGGCGTTTGCCAAAGATGATCAAGAAACCATTGTGAGCTGCCAGACCTTGAATTTCGTCTGGGCCGTTGGGCCAAACGCGGTCTACATTGAGCGATCCGGCAGTGCCTGTAGACCAGACATGACCGGCCAGTAGATCAGAGAAGTAAACCGTATTCTTGACTGTTGAAGTGCTGGCCGTCCATAGCCGACCAAAGGCCGACAGCGCAATGTTGGCGCTTGGCACCGTAGCTACATAGCCGGTCTTCTCACTGACGCGGCGGTAGGTCGTGGTGCTGACAGCCGGGTCATAAATCAGTGGGTCATGACTGGTTTGAAAAAAGTAGGTAATGCCGTTGAGCGAGGCGCACGACCAGTTGTTGGCCGAGATTGTCGGGGCGCTACCCCCTCCCCCGTAGGTCAACTCCACTACGGCATTCGAGCCGTCCAGCTTGAACAGCTTGTTGTTGCCTGCAAACAGAATTGTCAGCGTGCCGTCAGACTGCACCAACTCATGGATGACGCCGACATCGTTGCTGCCGAGGTTGCCAGATGAGGTGTTGACACGCGACCAGCCCTTACGCGCCCCGATGCGGCCATATTGATCAATTACGCTGTTCGTCGCCACCAGAGCAAAGCCAGCCGCTAGATCAAGCGGCGAGTCTTGCGTATTCAACCCAGTAAAGCCAGGAG